GAGGGTTTTCCGGGAAGAAATCACCCCAAGTCTTATTGAAGTAGTCAGCACCGTAACGGTCGGTAGGGGTAATCAAATCCATACCATAGGACTTCTTCATGTAATCAGCCTGTTTAGGCTCGATTGTCTTACCAGCTACGGTGTAGATGGTGTCCTCAAAAGGAAGCTCAAAGGTCTTTGTGATTGCACACCACATTTCAAATGCAGTAGACCAAGGATTCAACCCGAGGATAGTAGCGAAGCGAGTACCTGTAATTTTCTTCGTTCTCTTGGGAGGGGTAATCTGAATACGATTACCCTCAATCCATTTAATATCAGCCATTATTCCTGTCCTCCCTCAAGCATAGCGGAAATACGGTTAATGAGTTCCTCGCAATCAGACTTGGAAATCTTAGTGAATCCCTCTGTCTGTACTGCAATCTTGGCAATCATTTCTTCCTTATCCGGCTGTGCGTCCTTGAGCTTCTTGAGAACTGCTTTCAAGCCCTTGAGCTGTAACTGGGTAGCGTTATCTTCGGGAGCGGTCAACTCCTGTTTTACTTCCTGTCTCTGTTCGGGAGTAGCCGGAGCTTTCTTCTCTGCCGGAGCAGTAGGTGTAGGAGCTTCACCAGCACCGAGGTTAGCGTCAATAGAATCGCTTTCGCAAATATCGAGAGCAATCATGTAGAGATAACGTCTCATGTAGGTGATAGAAGAACCGAGAGCTTGCATTTCATTCGTAGCCTGTTTACCAGCGTTGCTTACGATAGGAGCAATCTGATTGAACGGAGCAGTGAAGGAAACAGTATCTTCCGGGTTGTCAGTATTGACGATTGTCATTGTCGCTGTGTCGCTGGTGAAGTTCACCACAGGAGCGAGACCAACGGTAGCGAAGATTCTGATAGCAGTAGGAACAATATCGTCCAACTCAAAATACTTGAAAGAGAGGTGCATATTCTTACCTGTCTTCTGAATGTCCGAGTTGAGGAACTGTTCTCTTGCCTTAATGAGTTTCTGATACACGTTTTCGATTTTGGTAGTAGCTGTTGCCATTTCTTTTTTCCTCCTTGTTTTTCGTTCGGGTTTGATACCCAAAAAATCATTTACACGTTTCTTTGCCATTTCGATGTAGAAGGTCTTGTCCACATCGGAAATGCTCAACTGATTGTCGTTGTCGATAATGCAGTGTTCCGGGAGCATTTCAATTTTGGCAGTGGATTCGTCCTCGGCTTTCACCTTGAACAACTTACCGTATCGCTGGTCGGCAGTGGCGTAGACCCTGTTTACTTTCTGCACAGGCTCTTTTTCATCACCAATCAAGTGATAGGCTTCCTTATACTTAGCTCCGGCTTTGGCGATAATCTGAAACTGGAAAATATCATCACAGCCATTGATTGTCTCCTCCACAGGAGTTCCATTGACAAAATACTCTTTCAGAGCAGTAGCCACGATACAGCATGAGTTATTGATATTGAACGCTCCGGCTTTGGCGAGACCTTTTACAAGGTAGCCGCCCTTGGCTTTGGATTTGCCGCTCGGCTGGACTTCAACGTAATTGTTTACGTCCTTCTGTGCGATTTTTACAACGGAATCTTCCTCAAGCTCAAAGCCTGTACGAGACTGCCATTCATCGCAAATCTCATTCAGTTTGTCGAGGTCTGCTCGGTCACATTCGACCATGATACCGTCTGTATTGAGCTGTACGATTCTCAACCCCGGAATCTCTTGGAAACAGTGTTCTGCCAGTTCCAGTAAGTAAAGCTGACCGCTGATACATACCGAGCGACCCATGAGAGGGTCAAACAGCTCATTGTATTTGTTGAGCATAGCTCCATAAGTGGTGTTACACACCAGCTTGAGAGCGTTTGCAGTAGCGGTATCGCCGCTTGCCTTGGCTTTCATTCTGTTATCCAGCACGTTCTCGTAAATCTGCGGTGAAGGAATGTTTCGGCTGGTATATCCGTTGATTGTGCAAAGGTGAGGATAGTAGCTTCCTACGTCCTTATTCTTAATGACACGGTTCTCTGTCTCCTCCCAAATGAAGTTAGGAATCGCACCATGAATACCTCCGTAACCAATCGTCACAGGACATTCACCGATTGACAGCTCGAGCTTGCCGCTGAAAAGGTCTTTATCCGAAATCGAAGGGTCATACATTTTGTCAAAAAATGCGAACACTTCGGGAGGAATGAACTCTTTTCGTAAATTCTCCGGGTACACATATTTGCGTTCATCGTCATGCGGCTTCTTGGACGCTTGCAACAATGCGGCTGTCAGCTTCGCATTTGTCATTCCCATGGCTTTAACCTCCGAGAGACCAGCCAATCGTCCAAGGTTGATTTTGTTCTTAAAGTAGTCTTTGCGAATATCTAAGATTCGCTCTGTGGTATCTACATCGTGTTCACAGTAGAAGAATGTCTCCTCGATTTCTTCCGGCGTTAATGGTCGGTCAATATCGAACGGTACGGAGCTTTCTTTTACCGATAATCCGAGGTGTCCTTCGATAGCTTTCAGAGACAAGCCCATCTGCATATCGTCCTTCACATCTACGTTGTTGAAAGCGAAGTAAATGTCTCGGAGCATAGGACACTCCCAGCCTTGACCTCCTCCGATGATGAAATCGTTGACCTGTTTTATCTCCTGTGGGGAGAATCCAACTGCCGCCGCTTTCATTATGAACTGGTCGTAATGCTTCGAGTTGAAGCCTACATATATGCAGTCCTCGGAGATAGCCATTTTCAGAGCGTCACTGTCGTTGTGAATACGAGTGCGAATACCTGTTTCTTTGTCCTTGAGTACCACCAACCAATCGTAGGCAAATACTTCAAAGTCATACGTTATGATTCTCACTGCTTCACCCCTTCCACGAAGTAACAACCGTTCTTACGATAGGTCGTACATCGTTTTTTATAGGATTTGACAAGGTAGGCGATATTGTCCACGAAATCATAAGCTATCGGAGCGTCCTTACCTTCAAAGGTTCGAGCGATTCGTCCGATACTCTGTGTCACCACCGCATAATCCTTTTGAGGAGTAGCGAGGTACAATCGTTCCAGCCTTGGAACATCGAGACCTTCCTTGGCAAGAGAGTAGGTTGCAAAGAGATATTTCTTACGACCTGTTCTCATGTCTTCGAGAGCCTGTTCTCGTTCTGCCTTGCCCTTCTTGGTTGTCATTTTGCCGCTTATCATCACTGCGTCCTTCCGCATATCAGCCGGGAGAAGGTTCATAATTTCCTCAAGGTGATTCAACCTGTCAGAGAGGATAAGAGAAGGTCTTCGCTCGATTGAATCGGCTATCAGCTTATTCCTTGCGGCGTTCTCTGTGAGGTAGGTAATGAGCTTGGTGTAATTCAACGTACCGTCCGTATTAAGGGCTTGTCTGCTGATTTCCACGCCTGTTCCAACAGGGTAGATACCTACCTTCATAATCTTGTCAGCCACCGCTTCATCGGGTACTCTGTAAGCGATTTCACCTACGAGAGCGTAGGTCGCTTGAATCATACCGTCTGACCTGTGGACTGTTGCCGACAATCCGTATTTGTGTCTTGCCGACAGACTGTTTAAGACTTTTTGGTACTGTGTGACTGCGGTAGGACTGCCGCTGACCCTGTGAACTTCGTCCGTTATGATACAGTCCCAGTAATCCCGGTACTGTGCCAAATCGAGCTTACACATGGTCTGAATCGTAGCGAAGGTGATACCTTTACCGAGATTGACTTTACCTTCCGTAATCGTACCCATGAGGTCTTTGCTCATGTATAATTCAGCTCGTTCCTTACTCTGTTTAATAAGGTCGAGAGTGTGGCAGAGCCACAATGTACGCCTACCCAGCTTAGTAGCAAGGGCAATTCCCATCTGTGTTTTTCCGCTTCCGGCGGCACTCTGTAAGATACCGAACTTGGCGGCTATCATCGCCTGTACTGCGATTTCTTGATAATCATAGAGAGGAACATCGGCTTTGTAATCTATAACCACAGGAGGGGCAAATTCGCTGGTACAAACTGCATTGTCCGCTATGGTCTTAGGTATAGAGCGAAGCGTTCCGAAGGGAAGCACCAGCTCATTTCCTCGTGTCTCATAAAGAGATAGGGTCTTGGGTGTATCACCCAGCCAAAAGCCCATGCGAGCTTTCTTGGCATATTCGGGATTCGGTATGGTAAGATTCTTCTTGCACCATGCCAGCATTTCCACGCTTGGGTCGGTAACGGTAAGTGTGTTAGAAACCTTTATTTGCATTTCTTCAACCACCTATCCAACTTCACTCCGTACTCCATAATATCTGTGAAGCTAAGTACGGATTTTTCGTGGGAGAGGGCTTTCATAGTGAAGTGAGGTATCATTACGATGTGACCTCCAACCTTCAAAGCAAACCAACCTTCACCGTTGCCGCTTTCCTTCCACAGCTCCATAGACAAGTGCTGATTCTCCTCAATTCGGGAGAGAGGGAAAGTACAATCGGTACAAACCTTGCAGTCAATCAGATACGGTTGTTTCTTTCTGACTGCGATTACATCTGCTGGTTGTCCGGCGGCGTTCTGTGTCATGTTGTGAACCCAAAAGCCTTGTGCAAACAGCAACTCACAAAATTCTGTCTCAAAATCGTTACCGACCTTTTTGTTAGTAGCCATTGATTCGTAGCACCTCCTCCATATCAGCTTGAACGTCCTTGTCGTTCACATAAGCGGTGAGTTCTCTGATACAATCCGAGAGCTGTTCAATCTGACTGCGGTAATACTTCGCACAATCCATACCCTTGTGTTTATCAATCAGCTCCTCGAAGTCTCGAGCATTGAAGATAACATCGGGTCTCTGACCTTTAATCGAGATTACTTCCGGCATTGTCGCTCACCTCCTGTTCGTATTCAGACATAAGCTCAAGGATTTTGCGGCTGTACGAACTCGATTCGTAACCGTCCTTCCACAGCTTCTTAGCTCCGTACTCACCCATGTTGTAAGCCATGAGAGCTTTGTGTAAATCCTCATACTCTGCGATGTAGCTTCCGATAATCTTTACTCCACAGAAGACATTCTGATAAGGATTGAGCATATCTGCCGCTCTGTATTCCTCTGCCAGTTTGTCGTGATTGATTTCGTTAATCTGCATGAGACCGTAATCTTCTGTGTCGCTCACGATTTCCGGGTTGAAGTCGCTTTCGTGGGTAATCATCGCCATTACGAGTGATACTGGAACTCCTTCGTCAGCACAGATTTCATATATGTATCTCTGCAAACTTTCGGAGAGTGGTACATCGTAAAAGTACACATCTGCGACTTCCGGGAGCTTGTCGGATTCATACGCCAGGACTTCCACGGTCTCGGTGAGAGTGACTGTTTCAATCTTCTCGGGAGCTGTGATTCGTCCGATAATGTAACCGACCAGCGAAGCTATCAAGAGCAATACGATAAGGATTGTCCACCCCTGTATCGCTATGAGCTTGTGTCTGTTGATTCTTTTTGTTTCTCTACGCATAGTAGCCATTTTTGAAAATCCTCCTCATTCTTTGGGTCTTCATAAAACTTCGTTATGATACCCACTAACGGACTTGCGAGGTCGTTCACCTGTGAGTTAGACAGGCTCATTTGTCTGTTTCTCTCGTTCTGCGATAATTTTCTCGCACTCGGCAAGAATCTGTTTCGCTCTCGGATAGGTGTAGACCCCTCGGAGAATACTGGACATCATAGGTGGCTGAACTTCATACCCTCGCTTACGAAGCTCGAACATCATGTCTACCTGTGTCATACCCAGTACAGCCATTCTTGACTTAACATCGTTCACTGAATTTTCCTCCTTCCTAAGTTCTTGAAATCGGAATTACTATTGACAAAAAGACGAATTATTGTTATTATTCTTATAAGACTATTTTCACATTTCAACTTCTCAAAACTGCCATTTTGAGAGGTCGGTCTTTTATTGCCAATTCGCAAATCACGAACTTCATGTTCTTATTCTAATTCTTATTTTGCGAATTGTCAAGAGGAAAATTCTAAATTTGCGAATTTTTTTTTACTAAGGAGGTGTTCTTATGACATTTCGAGAGAATTTGAATAGGATTTGCAAAGAACGAGGAACTACTCTAACGAGAGTTGTTAAGGAACTGGGTATATCTTCATCGAAGGTTACAGCAATAAATAAGGGGTCAATCCCTTCGGAGGATATGTTGCTGACATTCTCCCGAAAGCTCGAATGTTCCGTCATGGACTTTTTCTACGATGGTGAAGACGGAGAGCAGTATTTAATCGAGGTAATGCCA